CTTGGCTCGAGGCCCACTCTCTTATTCAGTTTTCAAATGGCCTGCTGGTTGCGCCTAAGCGCGCCGGCATGGTCAATTCTGGACGATACACGACTTCTTACAAGAACTCGAAAATGCGAGTCCTCGCCTCAAAGCACGTCGGAGCCAAAAAGGCCGGCGCTGCTGGTGATGACTGTCTTGAAACTTACGTCGAAGATGCGATTGCAAAGTATCGCAAGATCGGCATTCCTATCAAGATGTACAAGAAAGTCGTTGATGAATTTGAGTTTTGCTCGCACATCTATAAAGATGGCAAAGCCTACGCCACTAACGTTGATAAAATGTTGATGAACTTCCTTCACAGTGACATTTCACGCCCTCTAAACTTCAGACTCATGATGATGGGCCTAACGGCCGAACTCGGATCGAGGCCTGATTGGCAGAGTATCGTTGAGCGTTTGCGCTCCGTGGGCGTTTTTGACCTGGAGGGGGGTCAAATATTAGATGGCTAGAAATAGAACTCGAGCTAGAAAGCCAAGAGCTTTGCGGCAGCTCTTTACGCTTAAAGAACAAATCGTCATTCCGCAAAAGAAGAGGGTCCTGGTACCTCCTCAAAAACAAAATTCCAGGAAATCAGGAAAAGTAGCACCCGAGGTCCAGCCTCTGGGTTCTATGGCTTCTATGATGAACAAAATGCAGTTAGGACCGCCCGGAAAACCGGCTATTGCTCCAAACGCTTTGTTCAGAGAAGTTGCTGGCAGGTTGCCAGCACGCGTCAATCTCAACAATCCAAGTCCTTGGGCTATGTGTCGTTTGAATCCTTTTCAGTCAAAAGGCAGCTACGCTAAGCCAGATGGCAAAGCTGACCGTTTTATGAAGTTTGATCATATTATGAAAGACTACATTACGTTCACTGACACCTTTGGGTGTACCATCTTGTCAATGCCAGGCATGTTGCCTTTCAACGGCATAGTCCGAGGTAATGGAGTCGTCGGCGCCACTGATATAACTGTCAATGGCCAGCCCTATGTGAATTCAGG